AATTCTGATTTTAAAATTGTTGAGCCAAAAGGTTTTAGCAAAGCACATTTAACATCACTCATTTATAAACTCCTCCAATGGTTTTAATTTATTTAATGGGATCTTCCAAAAATAAGGTCTATCAGGAATATTCTGATTTGTCCAAATGCCATATTTCTGACAATCTTTGGCTTGAATGTAGCCACAAACATAGAAAGTAGGCATATCATCTATCACTAAAAAATAATAATCTTCAGGTTGAAAGTTAGGTCTAATGGTTAAATACTTTTCAACCTTTGTGTGTAATTGAGATTTTACTTGAACTGGCTTCTTGTTTATGAAAATATCTTTACCATGATAATTATTCACAGAATGAGTGAAGTAATTAGAAAATTTTTTGGCAAGAGCCATTTCACATAGCGAACCAGAAATGGTTTGACCCCACTTATTATATTGATTAGCCTTATATCCATGACCCCACTTGATATTACTCCTCATGCTTTCTACCTCTCTTAAAACACCAGTCGTTGCACCTTGTAATATCTCATACCACTTTAAATTAACTGATGGAAAATCCATATATTTTGGACATACATTATTTATAAATAAATGCAAATTAATTATTGACTTATTTGTAAATAATCTGTAAATAACCAAATCAGATGAAAGAAAGATTTACAGATACAGCTTGGACAGAGGGTGATTTTAACAAAGCAACAACATCACCAAGTCAAACAGCTTTACAAAATTCTATTTGGTTTATTAAATATCATCTATCACCACATTTAAATTTTAAACCTGAAAGACCATCAATTAGTTTTGAAGCAGGTAAATTTGTCCATGAATGGTTTCAACAAATATTAGTAGGTCAGGCAAAGATTGAAGATGTAGAATTACATTTCAAAACTTTCATAAATAACTTTGACTTTGGTGAAAGGAATAACATTAAAGCACAATTTATATTAAAAAATATAAAAGGTTATGTTGAAAGACATTTAATGTGTATTGATGAATTGTCAGATAATTTTTCAGGGTGGAAAGTAGAAGAACCTTTATCTGATTGGTATGATGATAAATACATGGGTCAAACATTAAATATAGCAACAGAGGGTTATATAGATTGTGTCAATCATAATGAAAAAAAAATTACAGAACATAAAAATAGATTTGGTAGTGTCAGAAACTCACCACTAAAAATTAATAGAAAAGATAGTAATGTAAATAGAATAGGGGATTGGGTGTATTCTAAATCGCAACCAATAAAACAACCTCAATTTACCCATTGCATACAAACAGCAGTATATTCAAAACATTATAACTATGAATACAAACCTTATTTAATTTATGTATCAGATGGTGGTAGCACAATCTTTACACCTGATAATTGTTGGGAGCTGACCCCTGATGGACTTAAATATTTTTTTAGAAAATTCATACAAATAAACATAAAAAGACAAGAACTATTAAGAGCAGCCAATGGCAGTATAAAAAAATTGGCTTGTTTAATTGATGTGGATTGGTCTGAAATTAGAAACTTTAAATCTAACTTCATGCTAGAAAACTATGATGAGGAAGATATGCAAAGGTTGGAGGACTTTTATGAAAAACTATAAGGAGCTATATGTCAGATAAATTAATGCAAACACTTGCTAAACTACAAACAGATAACAGAAAACTAAAACAAGAATTAAAAATAAAAGATCAAAAACTTCTTGAGAGAGATGAAACAATGAAGATTGCCAATGAAGAATATCAAAAGTCTTTGGCTAAATTAAAAGATGATTTGGCTTTCAAAGATAGAGTTTTAAAATCATCAATAAAAAAGAAAGGTAAAAAATGAAGATTGATCCTATTGTAAAAGATATTTTAAATGAATTAAAATTTAATCCTGCTGAATGCTTATGGGAAAAACATGGTGCTACTTGTATGAAGCATAGATACATAGAGATAGCAGGACAGAACAAAGGTGTAGTTATTAATAGTTTAGAAGAAGTTGAGAAAAATTCAGCAGAGGGTGTGGTTGCCATTAAATGTACTGCTAGTCTTGGCAAATCAAAAGTTATAACTTATGGCGAAGCCACACCAAAAAATAATAAAAATAGTTATCCTTATGCAATGGCAGAGAAAAGAGCAGTTGATAGAGCTATATTAAAATTGATTGGCATACATGGTTTTGTTTATTCAGATGATGAAGTAAATGAACCCATGTTAATTGAAACAACACATCCAGTTCCCAAACTACACATTGCAACTAATGATCAAAAGATTGATGATGTTTATATTGCAACAAAATTAGAAGTAATTGAAAACAATAAAGATAAAAAGAATTCTACTGCCTTGAGAAGTGATTTAGAAAATCTCAAGACTAGAATATACAAAGCAAAGAGGTGGGATATTTTTGTTAAATCAAATTTATATAAAAAATATATCTCTTTACAAAACAAACATAAACCAAAAAGGAGTTAAATTATGGCAACACCATTTGAACTTAAAGAGGGTGAAGGTTATCTAAATAGAGATAATGAAAATCCTGAAAAGTATTGGGGTTCATTCAAGGTCAGTAAAGATATGAAAAAAGGTGAAACAATCAATCTTACTGAATGGATAAACACCAAAGATGATGGCAGAGTAATTCACAAATTACAAGAAAGAAAACCAAAAGCAATGTAGCTTGTAATAAATGGGGTGGTAGTTTTTTTTAGCTCCCTTCTTGATCAGTTAAGTTATTCTACCACTCCTTTTAATTATGGAATTAATTATATTAGATGATGGCTTGTACCAACTTATACCAATCACAAAAAAAATGATTGAGGGTATAGAATTATTTGATGAGATTAATTGCTTGGACTTATGTGAATTATTAAGACTTAAATTAACTGGATATGTAGATACTTTAAATTTACACATGATGAATGATGGTACTGGTGCAATGGTCGGATGTATGTGTAGATAGTGAAAGGAATAATATGAATGACGATAATATAAAATGGATTGATATTGGCGAAAAGATGGTCAAGCAAATGTTAGAAAAGAAACAAAAAGAATATGGTAGCTTTGATAACAACGCATACATCATGGCTAATTTTTTACAATCAGCATTGGAAATAATAAATGGATATAAGGTTAAAGTACCTATTACAATCATACCACAACTAATGATTGTATTAAAACTAACAAGAACTATTGACGATAATTCAGGAAAAGATATATACAAACTAGATACTCATAAAGATATTGCAGGGTATAACGATCTGTTAAAAGAAATGTTATTAAAGATGAGAAGCAAGGAGAACAATGACTAAAGTATTTTATAGTCCTAGAATCAAAGAAATCATTGATTTTATGGCTGTTTATTATGATGAGCATGAATGTTTTCCAAAGCTAGATGAGATAGGTAAGGCACTCAATCTGACAAAACAAAGGGTAGGTATTTTATTAAAGAATGCTGAAAAGTTAAAGTTAATAAAATCAGAGGATGTGTTTATGAGAAAGTATATGTTGACTAAACAACCTAAAATAAGTAAATTAAAAGTCAATAATTACTATGAGTTGTAAAAAAATATATTATTATGAAATAACAGCAACTCTGGAGGAGGAATTTGACTCTGTTGAGAAAGCAGCAGGTCAAAGGGATGCTAGTGATAACGCAGTTGTCAAAGAGATAACAAGCAAAAATCTTCAGCATTCTATAATTAAAAAGGAGGATAGGGATGAACCTAACCAATGAACTTCCTAGATTGTATGGGAAGCTACAAAAGTGCCATAACAATATCATGGCTACGATTGATGGCAGACTATGTACTAAAACAATCAAGGATTATGTTGAGTACAAACAATTAGTCAGAAGAATTGTTGATGCTCAAAACAAAGAAGCAAAAGTTATTTACGAAAAATAAATAACTACATGAAAAAACTAAAAGAAAGGAAGGCTATTCATGTCTGCAAAAAAGAAAGACCCCAATAAAATAAAACTTGATAAACATATTGGTATCAAATTAAGAAACAAAAGAGTAGAAAGAAAACTAAATCAAACAAAAGTTGCTAATGTACTGGGTGTAACATTTCAACAAGTTCAAAAATATGAGAAAGGAAGTAATGGAACAAATGCTTTTATTCTTTTATTACTATCTGAATTTTTTAAAGTACCAATATCATACTTCTTTGAAGGTTTTAATCCAAAAACATTTGAAAGTAATATTACTTATCATGACAGATTTCCAGAGATACACAGAGGTAATCAAGTCAAGAATGAAAATTTATATCCTAATCCAAATACATACACAGCATTAGGAAATAAAATGAAAGATGTTTTCTTGCTTGAAGAATCAATAAAAAAAGAAGATATAATTTAACACTATGTCATTGGGTCAATTAAATAAAAAATTTGATTGGCTCAATGATTTAACAATCAGAGATAAAGATACATCAAGATTAGATGAACTAGCCAATCTTTATAATAAAACTAAAGATAAAAAATATTATGATGAATGGTTTGATTTAATAAATAAAATTACAAAACAAATTAAGTCTTAACTTCATTTTCATAAGTCTTATCATCATCAGCTTTACGCATACAAACATAATGAGCATGACCTTTAGGATAAAAACTTACAAAGCTATCAGTATTAATTATTTCTTTTTCGCAGTATCTACAATTCCCAACTAAAACTTCTATGATTTTTTTTTTATTCCAAGTCTTTCTATGTTTTGGCATAGTTAGGTCTTTTGCCTTTTCTTGGTTTTCTTTCTGCTTGTTTCTTTCTTCTTACAGCAGCAGACAATTCACTTTTAGTCATTGATCTTACTTTTGCTATTGGCAAACACTTTGGATAATTTTTTCTTTTCTCACCTTTTGATCTACCACATGGAGGATAAGATCCATCTGATCTTCTGTTGGCTACATCAACCCATTTCTGTTGTGTCCACTTTCTTAAACTCATCTTTTTCTTTTAGTTTTTTTTCTTCCTACTTTGCCTTTGCAATATTTACTAGCCCACATATTAGCATAAGCAGAGGGATAGACTTTAAATTTTCTCTTGGCAGCAGC